AGCATTGACCGCATTTTTGGCCAAGATTTCAACAATCTTGATGGTCTTTTCTCCACCTTTTTGAACCAGGTAGTCTTTAACCGATTTGACTGCGATACCAGCCAAAATGACAAGGATGCTGATTGCTCCGTTTGTAATGATTTCAGTAATCTGTTGCATTTGTGTTTTCCTCCGCAATTTCTAAATTTAAGTATTTATTGAACAGGGCATCTATACGCCCATTTCCACCAAGTTTCTTGTAGCTCGAGTGCATTTTATGGATAATGTCCGACTCGTGAACGCTTGTATATCCACGTTTTAGTGCGACTGTAATATCACGCTCAAGCCGTAGATACATAGTAGCTAGATGCGCTTCGTCATGTACTGCTAGCTTGTTGTTGATTTCAGTTATATTTTGCTTGTTCTCTTCACCGATAGTGTGAATAGTGTTCAATTCGCCTTTCAGCTCCTTGAACTGTTCTTGGTTGAGGTGACCTGCTTTACTAGCTCGCATGCCGAACCAGCCAGTTGCAACAACTCCGATTGTGGGAGCAAGTTGAGTGATGGCATGTATCATTCTCTCAATTATTTCAGACCATGACATAAAATCCCCCTTAATCAATCCGTGGCATGACAATGGTCAGAATGCCTTTTTGCAACATTTCAGCAAGAGGTTGCTCTTTCCAAGTGTACCCCTCAGATGTTTGCATCTGGAATTTCAGGATTGTTGCTGTATCCTTTGGCCACTTCGGATTAGTATCGTACGGATAAGGCATGGATACGATATCGCCGTTCACATAACGACGGTCCTTGACAAGTGGCTTGATGAACTGCGCAACCTTGCTATAAGTGTTCGTTGGCATGCCACCGCTCTGGCCAACCGCAAGTGCGATGAGAACCTCAGTAATCGCTGATACGCTATCGATGTTCTCTTTGTTTACAGAAAGGTCTGTTTTAGCTTTTGCCAAAGATTGAACAGCTTGCTCAATCTCAGCTTGTGCCTTCACGATTGCTGAGCCTGGATCTAGTTCGGCCTTGATAATATCCAGCACGGCTTGAATCAAGACATCCTCTTGCTCAGTCGTGCGGTCTCCCGCAAGCTCACGCATGGTTCGTGCTGTAGCGAGTCCCATCCGATAGACGAATTTCAACTACGGTCTTGAGATTATCCCCAAAGCCACGAGTGTAAGGCTTTCCTGCCAATTCATAATTGTTAATTGCCATTTGTCATTTTTCCTTTCACTTCTTCAAACTTAGCTTTCAATTTTTCGTCAGAGTCAATGATCTGCTTCATCTGTTCAAGCTCCATCGCGGTTACCGTGTAGAGAGCTTCTAGCGTGGCTGATTGAGTAGCCTCTTTGCCGACCTTTTCACCAAGCGACTTAATCGCTAGACTGCTGATTTGTTTGTCTTGTTTATTCATGCTGTTTTCTCCAATTTCTGTATTTTTTGATTTAGTTCTTGAATGGCCTTGATTAAGTAAGGCACGAGTTCAAATGTACGATAAGAGTATGCGCCGTCTGGGTTTTCAAAAAATGCTTCAGGAACATATTTCTGGACATCCTGCGCCATGATACCGCAAGAGATATCCTCGATTTTGCCATCATATTCCTTGCGGTAACTGTAGGTCTTGAGTTTCTCGATAACATCAAGGCCTGAGACTGTACTGTCAACAATATTGTGCTTGTATCTACGGTCTGAGATTTCTTTGTTTAGAGGTATCCAGTCGTAACTTCTGTTGGAATAATAAAGATATAAGTGACCGCCAGAGGGTTCTATTTTTTTGTATTTAGGTGATGAAATCCAGTAACCTTGCACAGAGTTCCCGTTGTCCCTGTATGTATAAACGATATCGCCAGCTACTTCCAAACTCCCATGAATAACAGGTCGGTTCCAAAAATGGGCAGTATTATAACAGTGCATTTCACCGCTTCGTTTTACGAACCAAGCATGGTCACTCGGCTTGCCCCAATCATCTCCCCAGTTGACCCAAAGAGCTGTTTGATTCCACTTCGTATTACCACTGCTCATACCAACCTCAAACTGGTTCGTTCCAGTAAGCCAATAAGTGCTTGGGTCCTTATCATGCGTACCAATTTGGAATCCACCTATTTTCCCTTTGTACCCTTCGAGCAATGTTGCAGATACTACTACTGACCGAAGCTTGTTGATAAAGGCCTCTTTAGCAGCAAGCGTGTCCGTGAAGATATCGCTTGAGACAAACATCCGAGCCATTGCTTGGTCCATAATCAACTTATCTGCTGTGATAGTCCTTGAACCAATAATCTCAGCATTCAGTTTAGCAAAATTACCTTCACCGACAAACAGACGTTTGAAATATCCATCAATAGCCGTGAATTGGTCAGCAAGCGTCTTACCTTTTAATCGAATCTTCTCTGCTTCAATCAGGATTTGGTTGTTAGTAGCATTGATTTGCGAAACGATAGAACCTGCGCTTGTCAGGTTTTGAATTGCCCATGAGCCAGCAAGCTGAGTTTGAATCGAGCGAACAGCTTCTAATGTGTCGTTTGGCGCTTGAGTATAATTTGATGCAATTGTTCCACGCTCAATTTTAATTAACCCATCATCATACATCCGAGCAGATATTTTCACGAAACGTGCATTTTCTGGAATTATAACTAAATTCACATTATGCTGCTTGCCTGAAACAATTTTGTATGCGTTCTCTCCAGAGAACCGTTCATATACCTTCTTCTTGTACCCGTCGAAAAATTGCCAGACGAACCACGCTTTTCCGTCCGGTTCGTTTGACGGAACGGTCACCCAATGTTGGAAAATCATATTTGTTTTAGGTATAACAGCAATCAGGTCCGAAACAATTTCTTTTTTTCTCTGGTCAGCTCCAGCAATACCGCCTTCAAAAGTCAAAAACCCTTTCTCTGATTTCGATGATATGTATAGGTTTTCATGAATGTCTACCGTTTTACTGATTTCAACTTGGAATAACTGATTGGTCAGAGCTATGCGAGCGACCTTCTCAGCGATGTCAGACTCACTACGACCGATAATGCGTTCATAGAGCTTGCTAGTCTCTTGTACTCGCTGAAAGTCAATTAGATTAGCTTTGCTATCAAGTTGAGAAGATAAGCTTGTGAATCGTCCGTCTACTGATTGCTTGTACTCAGCGATTTGTGTAGCAATTTGGCCATTCGTTGATGTCTTCACTTCCTCAATTCGTCGCTCAATCCCACGAATTCCTTCTTGGTAAGTATTCTTGCGGACATATCCATCAACGACCTCGTTTTTTAATTTGGTTATATCAGCGGTTGCCTGCTCACTAATTCGTTTCGCTTCCTGTGCAAGCAGACTACCTGCACCAGCGTTTTTCAAAGCTTCTTCAGCCTTTTGCTTGATTTCGTTCAAACCAGTGCTGTCGAAATCACGAAAACGCTGGTCGATAGTCTCTGTCAGACTTCGCTTGACCTCTTCTGCTTTGGCTTTAGCTAGTTTTATTTGCTCGTCAAAGTCGTTCTTGATTTTCTCTACTTTCTTGTCAAAGCCTTTGTCAGCTTCTTCAATTTGGTTTTGAATTTGTTTCTCAAATTCGCTGAATTGCTCAATCTTCTTCGTGATCGTTCCTGCGTATTGGTACTGCGCATCATTGCCAGCTTTACTGTCTGCGCTGATACGGCCACGCAGTCCGCCCTTAAACGTGAACGATTGGCTCAATACTGGCGATTTGAACGTCTCACCCTTGTTCGTCTTGATAGTCACCCACTGCCCAACATCTAGCAGTAGATGACCTTGGTAATTCAAGTTGAATGGATAGTATCGAATATCCTTGATGCTGTGATAGAGATTATCCAACATTGATTGAGTCATCAAGTCATTTTCGATTTCAAGAGAGCGACCAGTACGCATACCGACCGTGAGAGTTTCTTTATCTTTCTTACAACTTATCCCTGCAATCTGATACTCGACTTCGCTTTTGGTCAATCCGTGCATGAAGTAGCTATCTGCTGTAATCGTGATGTCTGACTCGGTTAATTCTTTGATCTCAAGTTTTCCTTCTCGATTAAAGAAACAAGACATCCCGAGCATCTGAGTAGCTAAGCTCAAGACGTCTCTGAATGTCATTTTCTTTTCTTTAGGGATACTTTCAATTCGATAATTCATGGATGCAATACCCATGGTTTCGTTGGCAAGTTTGATACCTGTTTTTAAGCAGATTTCTTTGATGACATGTCGAATTTCAGCCGGATAGGTTAAATCAGTGATGTGCTCACGATTTAGCTTGAACATCCCATCCATGAGATCAAGTTTAGTCGTGTTACGATTGCGGTCAATCTCAATGTCATTGATGAAGTATTCACCCATTTTAACCCATTCATAGGTTCCATCGACCAAAAGACCGATTTCAGGGTAAATCTTATCTAGCTTATTGAAAGTGGTAATGATGCTTGTGAACGTGATTTTAGCACTGCCTGCACATGTTCCACCCGGCTTATAAGCATCACCCTTGATGTAGCCATAGTCAAAATGCGCTTCTTTGATGTCACTTGACTGATACTGTCCTACTCTGATAGCGAGAGTACGGTTTTTAGCGAACATCGCTTCATCGAATTTCTTTCTTCTGAATATATCCATATTCTAACCTACCTTTCTACCAGATTGAATTTAGCGCCCGACCATGGCTTGAGCTCGTTTGCAAACGAATAACTTGGAGCCGTTCTGTCTCCGACGTAAAAAGTTTTAGTGGTTTGCCCTTTTATCGGGTCCGGATAAGATACCTCAACGAATTCAGGCGATACAGCATTTAAAAGCTGGCTCATTTCATCTTGAGTCAACATACCCCATTCGCAAACTAGTTTTCGTTTAGTCGTGATACGGTCACGCATCATGTCTCCGTTCGCATTGCGACCTGTTTCTCCGTCGATATCCTGAATATCAACCTGAAAAATTTTGGGAGGCTTAACAGCCACCCCATTGATAATTAAGCGTGCCATTTTACCTCCCTTTAAATGTTAAGCAAGACTTGTCCTGCACGTTCTTGTTCTCGATTGATTTCTTGGATGGCTACACGACCAAATTCATGTCCGCCAATAATGATGACGATGTCACCGTTACCGCTAAAACCTCCAGATTGTGGTAAACCACCGCCCAAGGCATTAACTACAGCACCACCTACGATGCGACCCATGGTTTGTAAGAAACCAGTGTTTCTCAAGCGGCATGACTACCTCTTTACCAGCTTCACCAATCATGGCTACTGTCGGACTATCAACGATACCACCACGAGCCAATCGAGGGAGACTACACGTACCCAACGCTACCAAGAGAAACGCCCGGAATCTTGTTAATTAGACCGATAACGCCATTAATCATACCGATAAAGCCGTTCACCACGTTTTCAATCGTGCCAAGAACCGCATTAACTGCGCTCTTGAATGCTCCACCTACTGCGCTACCGACCATTTGGCCAGCACTGACAAAGATGTTCTTGACTGTGGTCCAAACACCAGAGAAGAAGCTTCCAATCGTGCTAAAAGCGTTCTTGACTGCTTCAAATGCAGTTTTGAAAATGTTCCCAAACCACGTAGCAACGTTAGCAAGCGCAGTCGTTACATCGTTCCAACGTTCACCGAACCAGGTGCCGATTGAAGAGAATACGTTCGTTAGAGCATTCCAAGCTTTTTGGAACATATCACCAAACCATTTAGCCACGTCTGCTAAAACTGTTGTGATGTCATTCCAGCGTTCTGAGAACCATTCTCCAATCGGAGTGAATATCGCTACAATACCATCCCAAATTGCTTGGAAGATTGCCACAATCGTATCCCAGATAACTTTCAAAACTGCTACTGTTAAATCTAACAATCCAGTTAAGATTGTAGACAAGATGTTCATGATGGCATCGCCCGTCTCGGTGAAACCGTCGAAAATCTTACTCATATCACTCGTAAGAATACCAGTGATAATATCAAAAACACCCTTGAGGAAGTCGGCTATGCCACCCAAGATATCAGCAACCATGTTGAATAATACACGGAAGACTTCTCCAATGTATTCAAGAGTTGGAGCTAGAACTCTCGTTAATTGCTCAACGATAAAACCAATCACAGGGCCTACATAAGCGTTAATGACTTGCGACATCTCTTGGAAGCTAGCAACCATGTCCAAAATCTTTTGAATCATTGGTGAAATGTGCTTACCAATTGTGTCAGAAAAACCTTGACCAAGTTTCTTAATAACAGGCTGGATATGATTGTTCCAACCTTTCACAAATACACCAATAAAGCCAGATATAGCTTTAGTCGATGACTCAATCGTCGGACGAATGTATTGATCATACACACGACTGATTGAATCAGACATATCATTGATTGCTTGTTTCTGCACTCTCGAAAATCGGAGCGATGTCTGACAAGGAATTTGAAAGCGAATCTGGCGATACCAGGCATCTTATCCGTAACACTTTGCTCGACTCCT